ACTAGAAAATGTAAGTAAAAATATATTCAATAATTATTTTAAAAACCATAAAACTAAATACATAATTGATAGAGGACCTTGGACAAGTGAATATAATTATAACATTCTTAAAAAATATTTAGACTATGATTTTAAAATAATTGTTTTAGTACGAGATATAAATGAGATTCTATCTTCTTTTATAAAACTTTCTCAAGAGAATGAGGATTTCTTTTTAAATAAAAGATATAATCAAAAGTCTAAAACTGAAATATGGCGAGATGAACTAGAAGAAAAATGTAATATATTAATGGAGAAAGACGGGTTTATAGATTCTGCATTATGTGGGATCAAACACTTAATTAATTTTGCTGAAGGTAAACACTATCAGTTCTTTGAATATAATCAATTAATCAATTATCCAAAAGAATTTATGAGAGATTTATATAATTTTTTACAAATCCCTAAATATGATAAACATACTTTTAAAGAGTTGAATCAGTTTTCTTTAGGATCGTTAATGTATAACGATATGGTTTTTGGTGGTCCACTACATACTATTAAAACTAAAAAAATATTTAAGAATAAAACTAAAAATATATTACCCAATAAATTAATTAAAAAGTATTCTGACATGGAGTTCTGGAGAACTAGATGAATTTAAATTACTATTATTGGATATTTGAAAAAGATTTAAAAGAAAATTACTGTGATAAAATAATACAAGAAGCAGAAAAAATTAAAAAACAAAAAGCTGGAGTAGGTTACAAAAATAAATCTAACAAAAATATGAGAAAGTCTAATTTAGTTTGGTTAAATAAACCTTGGATATTTGAAACACTTTTTCCTTATATAGAAAAAGCTAATATGAATTCTGGTTGGAATTTTCAAATAGATTGTTATGAAAAAATCCAATACACTAGTTACGATAAAGGACATTATTATAACTGGCATTGTGATTCATGGCCTACACCTTATGGTCCAGAAGAAGGATCTTTATCAGGAAAGATAAGAAAACTATCCGCAATTGTTTTATTATCAGATGAGAAAGATTTTAAGGGTGGTGAACTCGAGTTTGATTATAGAAATAAAGATAAGGAAAACAAAGAAAAGGTTAAAAATTTTAAGGGTAAGGGAACTGTGATTGTGTTTCCTTCTTTCTTATGGCATAAAGTACATAAGTTAACTAAAGGAAATAGAAAGACTTTAGTATTTTGGGTATGTGGAGATCCATATAAATGATAAAAATATTTGATAAAAAAATAAACCCTATTTTAGATTTTAATATTCCAAATGATTTAGCAAATGAAATAAAAAAGTTTGCAAAAAATAATTACAAGAATAGAGACATATTTAAATTTAATGGACATGGACGACAGTTTTGTAATTTAAATCTACATGAATTAGACATTTCTGAAAAGGTAAGATTGTTTCATAAAGAGTGCATGAAAAAATTAAATATAAAAAAATACTATCCTGAAGATATATATGGTAATTTTGTAGGGGTGATAGCTTTAAATGGTAGTCAGGTACATATTCATTCCGATCCCAGAGACGACGAAAATAATATTCATTTTAGACTTTTGTTTATGATACAAAATGCAAGAAAAGGTGGAGAGCCTATTCTTCAAGACACAAAAATAAAAGTAAAAAATAATCAGGGGTGGACTAATTTTGCATCTGAGTGGTCTCATTCCTGTTCTCCAATATCTGGAAAAACACTAAGAATAATTCTTAGCATGGGTGCGTATGTTCCAAGAAAGGAGTTTAAAACATGGACAAAATAGAAGGTATATTTCAGACACCTTTATTCAAAACTAAATTAGAAAATACACATGGTTTGGATAAAGAACTAATAAAATTATTAGAAAACGAAAAAAAATTAAAAGCCGGTAGAAAGAAAACAAACAAAGGTGGTTTTCAAACTAAGCTTTTAGGATCGGGCACACCTGCGGTCGATAAGTTTCATCAGTTTGTATCTCCAACTGTAGTGGGTTTTTTAAAACAAATAAATATACCCGAAGATTCTACGGTAAGACTATCACCTTTGTGGATTAATAGTAATACTAAAAATTCTTATAATTTAAGTCACACTCACGACGGAGAATTTTCATTAGTTTATTATTTAAAAACACCAAAAGACTGTGGATCAATTGTATTTAAAAACCCTAACCCTGCATTTACAATTCTTAAGTTCTATGATTTACCTTTTCCTGAATATAATTATTATAACAGTCAAGAGTTTGTAGTTGACCCAAAAGAAAATGATTTGTTAATATTTCCCTCACATCTTGTTCATTATGTACGACCTAGTAACAGTAAAAAAGAAAGAATTAGTTTGTCTTTAAACATATATGTTACAGATGAATAATTTTATTGAAGAGTACAAGACACCCGATAAAATCTGTAATGGAATATTAAAATACTTTAAAGATAATAAAAAGAAACAAGTTAAGGGAAAATGTCGTGTTAATAATGAAACTGTTGCAGACCCTAAAGTTAAGGTAAGCACGGATATAACTATCCCTGTTAATAGTGGTATTAAATTATTTGATGAGTACAATCAATTTTTAATTAAATGTGTTCATAGATATATTAAAAAATATCCAGATTTAGATAAATTAGATATGTTTGGGTTAACTGAAGGATACAACATACAATATTATAAAAAGAATCAAGGGTTTAAAATATGGCACTCAGAAAGAGGTATAAATACTTTAAGCAGAATGATGGTTTTTATGACCTACTTAAATGATGTTCCAGATGGTGGTACACATTTTAGATATTACAATCTAACAACTAAAGCTAAAAAGGGAACAACTTTATTGTGGCCCTCTGATTTTACCCATACACATAAAGGTCAGATATCTAAAAAATATTCTAAATACATAGTCACTGGATGGATGAGTTTTGTAAAGAATGTTTTATAAAGAATCTAATAATTTTTTATCTAAAGAAAGTAAAAAGTTTATTGAAACTGTAGTGTTGGGGTATGACTTTCCTTTCTATAGGCTTCCAAGTGCTACTTCTTTAAACGATGAAATATATGCCCATACTGTTTTAAAAAGAACAGAAGAAAGGGGTGGTGAAAAAGTTTTTAATTCACCTTACACAGAACAAACTTTAAAAATAATACAGGATTTTTTAGACAAAGAAAAATTAAATTTTAAATCTATAGAAAGGATAGCATATAATCTTACATATAATAATGGTCATTTAAAATGTGGGACACACAAAGATCACGAATTCCCTCATTATCAGTTGATAGTATATTTAAACGATTGCATAGATAAGAAATCAAAGACAGTAATATTAAAAGAGGATAAAAAAACTATCTTAAAACAAATAACCCCTAAAAAATACAGGGGAATTTGTTTTGACAATAAGCCTCATTATTTGTATTATCCAAAAAAAGGTTCTAGGTTGGTTTTGGTCGCTACTTTTAGAGCTTAATTTTATTGAAAATAAAGGCCTTTTATATTACTGTTGTCAACTATGCTACAAAAAATAGGATTTCAACCAGGATTCAATAAACAAATTACAGAAACCACCGCTGAAGGACAATGGGTTGATGGTGATAATGTAAGGTTTAGATATGGCACACCTGAAAAGATAGGTGGTTGGAGACAATTAGGTGAAAATAAATTAACAGGTTCTGCAAGAGCATTATTTCATATAGTCAATAAAGATGGAATTAAATATTCGATTATAGGCACTAATAGAATATTATATGCATATTCGGGTGGTATATTTTACGATATACACCCTATAAGAGATACTCAAACATTAACAAACGCTTTTACGACGACTAACGGGTCAACTACTGTAACTGTAACATATGGAACTCCTCACAATCTAAACGCAAAAGATATTGTGTTTTTCGATAATTTTACATCAATTACAGGATCTAATTTTACTGCTTCTGATTTTGATGATAAAAAATTTATGGTGACGTCTGCACCTACAGCGCTCACTCTTACAATCACAATGCCTTCAGCAGAAACTGGATCGGGAGCTACAACCTCTGGAGGTATTAGATCTCAAGCATACTATAATGTTGGACCTGCAGAACAATTACCAGGTTTTGGTTGGGGTTTATCTACATGGGGTGGTGAAGAAGCAGGAGCTGTTACAACAACATTAAACGGTGCAATTGATGCTTCTACGACTACCGTTGTATTAACTGACTCTACAAGTTTTCCAAGCTCAGGAACTAACTTTATAAGAGTAGGAACAGAAGATATTTCATATACAGGTATTACTGGAAATACTTTAACAGGTGTAACTAGAGGTACTAGAGGTACAACAGCTGCATCGCACAG